CGATAACACGTACCGGCCCATTATCCAGTGCGTAGGCGAAGAGTAATACCTCCGCGTTCGCTGCGTAGACGTGGGTGCCGTGCGTTATCGGGACCTTGGAGAACGTCTCCAAGTCGATGTAGATGTATCGCATGTATGGGTGTGCGCGATTAAATTTAATTGGAGAACTCGTGGGCGTTTGCTAGTTGGTAAGTTGCAGCACATAAACGGATGGCCTGATTAAGTTGGAACGAGCTCATCAAATGGGCTTCGGCCTGCGCCAATCGGCCCACCAGCTCGGGGTTCTTTTTAGAGTAACCATCCCCGAATACGTCGTCGATGCCCTCGACGATGGTCATTAGTTGGTTTTTCATTTCGCTCATTTTATTCTCCGTTTGTATGTATCAAATCAAGTCTTCAATTTTCAAAGACAGCAAGCTCCGCCATTGCGTAACCGATGGCATGTGGTTATGTGCCTTAGTAGGTTCCGCTTTGCCCATCGGGTGAATCCAGCCCAAAAATCTCAAGGCCCGGACTCCAGATACCCACACGTTCGGGTGTAGGGTACTGGGCCGGTATACCCTGCGTTCCGTGCAAAATTCCCTAAATTCATCGCCTAGTACGATTGGCTTGCGCAAGAGTAATTCCTCTGCGCAAAGCAAATACTGTTTAACGAATTCTGGTTCCGCTTCAACAGCCTTTGACCAGCATTTGCCGGCTAGGACCATAGCGTTATCCATGCGGGAATTCATGCCTCAGACCAAGTCTTCAATGCTCACGTCATCAAAGTCATCAGCGTCAGCCACGCCGCCACCGGTGAAGCTCTCGCCGTCCTTGTAGAACTGCACGCCCATCAGCGTTGCGTTGACACGCTTGCCGTAGTTGTTGTCCTGCGCCCACAACTCAAGGCTGGCGTTGACGTAGCAGCCGGCGTACGGCTTGCCATCCTCAGCGGCCAAGGGGGCCTTGTTGGTGTCGATCACCAAGGGCCGCAGCGCGTTGCGGGCGCTGACGTACAGCATGCCCTCAAAGCCGTCGTAGTTGGACTTCAGGTCACCGCTGTGCAGGCAGGTCTTATCCGCGGCGCGCATTGTTTTCAACACGGACTCGGACTTGGCGGCCCACTTCTCTTTGGCCACAGCCTCGATCGCCGCGTTGATCACCGCGACTTGGGGGTCCTTTGGGTCGATCAAGAACGACGCGCTGAAGGCTGGTTTGCCCTCACCGTTAACCGTCTTGGCTTCAAAGAGTTGGGGGAAGGAAAGGCGTACGCCGTTAAGTTTGATTTTCATAGATTGCTCCAAGGGTTAAGAATTTGTCACGTCGTCAAAGTCAGAAACGTCGGCTGACGGGACCAGCGCCGGGCGTTTATCGGATATGGGAGCCACGGATGGCTGCCCTTCGGATTGCGTAATCAGCTCTTGGATCTTGACCCACTGGCGTGGCCCAATCGCCGCTGCCTTAGCCAGCTTCTCGATGCTGGTGGGGCTTGCGAGCTTATAGTCGTACATCTGGTCGTGCTTGATGCGCATCGCCTTCAGCGCGGCTTCCGCTTCATCAGCATTGCCCCACTGCCGGTTGCCCTTCTTGCCCTGCACCAGCTTGTAGCCGGTGACGGGTTCACCCGCTAACAGGCGACGCTCGACCTCGGCTCGGACCGCCTTGACCCACTTCTCGATCATGTCGGCCATGCTCATAACACGGGCCAACTCATCGCCGTCTGCGGTCTCTGGGACCACGGTATCAAAGTCATCGAGGATCTCGCCTTTAATCGCTGGGCACGTGGCCTTGGCCCTGCACCACTGGCAGCCCTTGGGGGACGGCACGAGGGGTGCAAAGTCTTGACGTGTGAGCTCGGCTGAGAACGCTACGTCAATCGCAAAGGTATTGAGCTTGGCCACGGGGATGGTCCACTCCGGGGACGCGCCTAAGCGTGGCTGCACGATCATCAAGCGCACGGTTTTGAAGTCATAGGCCACCTCGCGCTCTACCAATGCCGCGTGTGCGTACATCATGAGCTGGGGGTTGTTCTCAGCCTCTACCTCGACACCACGCCCAAATTTCGCGTCAATGACGATCAGCTCGTTCATGGTCAGGATCACGGCGTCGGCTGTGCCCTTCGCGTCTTTCTCGCCGGTCATGTGCTCGATAGACAGCCGCTGCTCAAAGAGCAACTTACCGCCGGTGGACGTGACGATGTCGCGCACCGTGTCGACGTAGGTCTGGACCGCCTGCGCCTGCTCGGCCTGCAGTATTAGGCCCGTCTCAAAGTCCGTGACGCCCACGTAACCCGCAGCGTCCGTGCCTTTCTCAAGGCACATAGCCGACACTGTGTGCATCATCGTGCCCTCATCAGCCGCGGACGACGACGTGTCGGGCAGGTCCGCGCAAAGCGCTACCGAGCCCGGGCAGGTCATCCAGCGCACTGCGCTACTGGGCGACAACCTAGCGTGTTCGCTCATGCGAGCTCCGCCAAGAAGGCTTCGTAGTCCTCAGCCTTGAGCTGCGGGCCCTTAGCTGCGCCGAACTTGGCCAACGCGGCGATGACCTTTGCACGGTCAACCTTGAATACGTCAGTGATCGCATTGGCCACCACCGTGTAGTCGACTGCGGTCGGGGTAGCTTCGGCTGGCGTAATCTTTTCGACAACGACAGCCGGCGTGGGCTTTGTTCGGTTGTCTATTTTTACTTCAACGGTCTTGACGGCGGGCTTGTCAAAGCCCATTAAGGCAGCGGTCAGGGCTAGCATTGCCTCTGTGTTCCGCTGTAGTTCTTGCTCTAAGCTCATGTGTGTGTTCTCCAATTAACAACAACAAAATTATTGTTGAAATCGCATCTTACAACACTTTTTAGGATTTTGCTGTAATTTTTTAAAAAAAATAAGTTGTAAAGCACAAAAGAATGTTGTACACTGCGCTTCTCATTAACTTTTTAGGACATACACACATGAGCAAGATAAGAATTCAACTGGTAGAAGACGAACAAGAAACCCCGTCTACATGGGAATGGATGTGGAAAGGTTTGATGACGTTTGCTAAGTGTCTGGGCATCGTTGTCACCATCTGCTTTGCCATTGGCTACTTTAGTGATAGCAAGGCGCAGTCTAAGCAGTGCGAACCAACCAAAAAAGTTTTAGCGAGGAGCATATTCAAATGAATAACATGGCAGCATTTCCTACGGGTTCGGGAGTAACCCCTTATCAATCAGGCATGACCCTGCGTGATTACTTTGCAGCCAAGGCTTTACAAGGTATGTCCGCTAACCCTGCGGACGTGCATGACGCAGACAAAGAAACTTACGATGAATATGTAGAAGAAATTGCACGTTGTGCATACAAACTAGCAGACGCAATGATGAAAGCGAGAGAAGCATGAACCAAGATGAAATTATCAGCATGGCTAAAGAGGCTCGGATTCATAGAGACGATAGTTGGAGATTTGAAATGTTGTCGGAGAGAAACGCACTTGAAGCCTTTGCTGCCCTAGTAGCAGCAGCCGAGCGTGAGGCGTGTGCGAAGTTGTGTGATGTATTGGCGGTGCATCCTGAGTACGCATCTAAAGTAACAAAGTTGGCGGCAGCAGCAATCAGAGCAAGAGGAGAAACAAAATGAACCACTTAAAAAACGTATGGACATGGCTTAAAACCGAATTGACTATGCCGACACCCGAAGAACTTATTGCTGAGGAATTGGTAAATGCACGGCGTGAGAAGTTGCGCCATCAATCAAGCATGGAGTATCAGACCGCCCTTGTCTCGTACAACGTAGCACGGATTAAACGCCTTGAGGCATTGACCGCTAAGACGGAGGTGGTGGAATGAAAATCCTACACACAAGAACGCTTAAAAGCGGCAAGATTCATATGTTGGTTGAAGTTAGCCCCAAGGAATCCCTGATGTCAATCAAGGAGGATGAGCATTACAAACTTGGTGGGCAAGTCGATGACATTGTTAAGGGTCACGTCATAACCGAAGCGCATGGCGTTTACTGGTGCAGCATTACACAACATTGGGAGGAAGCATGAAGTTTCAAATTGTTGCTATTTATGCGGCGTTTCTGACAATCGGCGCAAGTTGTTGGATTTTGCTTTTATGGAAGGCTTTGTTATGAAAGAAGCATTGAAACTTGCGCTTGAGGCATTGATGGAAAATGAGCATTATGTTGCAGAGAACGAACGTCATGCCTATGTTGTTGTGTACAACAAAATCATTGAGAAATGTAAAGCAGCCTTGGCACAGCCGGAAGAACGCAACTTTTGCTCCCGCTGCGGCAAGCGCACAGCAGACCTGACCGTGATTCACACTTGCACACCACCACGGGAGAACACATGACGGGCTACCAAAGCAAAAAAGCTGCGGCTTTAGACGAAGAAGGGTTTTACACAGTACATCCCAAAGACGAAGACGATGACATCCAAGTCTATCAACAACCTTGGGTTAGCCTGACTTTTGCGGAAATATGCGAGGCCGAAGTAATTGCAACGGATGGTTTTAATAATTTCTCAGAACTGAAATTTGCCCGAGCCATTGAAGCCAAACTCAAGGAGAAGAACACATGACATGGCCTTTCCCACCAGCCACCGGAGCCGTACCTTGGACTAAGGAACAAGAGAAGGCATATCAACAACAGAAGCAAGAGCAACGGCCTAGCGCCCCTTTTTAAGGAACCAAAATGAAATCAATTAGCTTTGAAATAGACGAGTGCCCAATGAGCGGGAAAGTTAATCTCGAAGGGCATTTCACTTTTAACATTTACGCAACTAACGAATGTATTGAAGAAAATATTGAAAAACATATTTTGGCGGTAGCCGACCTATGGAATTCAGAAGCGTTGCGCGAAATAGATACAGAAGTAATGCTAACAATTAACATGAAACTCAGAGACCTGTTCACTGAGTTGGTGGGCCACTACGGCTACCACGGCGACAACTTTAAAACTATTGATGCTGAAGCGGTGCCTATAGTTAACGCCCTTCGTCAGGACTGCCAATGGATACTAGACCAAATAGCCCAGCTCAAATTTGATGGAGAGACAGAATGAAACTAGCAGCAGGCAACCCCAACCTCATGAAGCACCCTAAGTGGTTGGACCGGGAGTGTGCGACGGTGGAGGAACTAGCTCCGCCGGAGAACGTGGCCAAGCCACGCACGTTCTCTCACTTGCTCGATGGCCAGTACTACGTGCCCGAGCGCACAGAGCCAACGCGCCCCGGTGCGACGGATGCGTTGCGCTTACCAAGCCGGGGGTATCCAACGTGATAGCACCTGCCCATCCATCGATCCGCACGCTGTTACGCAGGTACGACGACGGCTTCACGGTCAAGTCGCTATCCAACCTCACGGGCTTTAGCCCGGAGTCCGTGCGCAAGGCCCTGAAGAACATGCCGGATGCGTACATCGACCGCTGGCAGGCGGCAGTGCACCGAGAGCCGATACAGGCCGTCTGGTGCGTTGTAGTGCCCCCCGAAGATTGCCCCCGACCCAACTCGAAAGATAAACATGTCTGACATATCAGGAATCAAGCAGGCCATCGCGGCCATCGGCTCACAGGCCGCACTCGCAGACGCGCTGGGCGTCACGCAACAGAACGTCTCAGCATGGCTGCGCACGGGCTTCGTGCCCGTCAAACACATACGTGCGGTGGAACAGGCCACCGGCGTTCACAGGTCTATACTGATAGACCCCGCGCTTATCGATCTGCTCTCACCAGCGGACCTATAATCGCCCCCGAACACGGCTAGAGTGTGCTGATCCCACGCCCGAAGAGCTTCCAGTCCGAGCCTGCCGCTGTTTCTTTATTTGGACGCTGAACATCGGACTGCAATGATGACAAGAACAACACCAGAGCTGCCCCCAATCGGGCGCGTATTCAAGGCCGAGAACATCCCACAGGAACTCAAGGCCATGCGCCGATGGGCCCCATGGAAGGCAGTATGGAACGAGACACGCGAGAAGTACGACAAGATCCCCTACCATCCCAACCACTACGGCCTGTCGACCAAGGACGTCAGCAAGTGGGTGGACTTCGAGAGCGCGGCACGCACGCTGCGCCTTAACCCTACCAAGTACGCCGGCTTGGGCTTCGTGCTCACCGACATCAAGGGCGTGGTGGGCATTGACCTAGACAACTGCGTGAGCAACGGCGTGCCCCAGCCGTGGGCCCAAGAGATCGTCGACTCCATGGCCAGCTACAGCGAGGTCAGCCCCAGCGGCAACGGCCTGCGCGTACTGTGCTCCGGCACGTTCGACAGCGACTGGAACAACCACGACGTGGGCATCGAGGTCTACAGTGGCCACGCCCCGCGCTTCCTGACCATCACTGGCGACACGCCAACGCCCCTGCCCATGGCCGAGGCCCCCGCTGAGATCCTGTCCTCCCTGTTCACCCGCTACGGCAAGGGCCGCCAGCAGGCCAACGTCATCCCGCTGACCATGCCCGAGCTCATCGCCGACATAGCGCTGCCCGACGTGGCCGACCTCGACATCCCTGAGTCAACGCGTGAGCTGCTGCTGCACGGCCCCGGCGAAGACGTCGACGACCGCTCGGGTGCACTACACGCGGCGGGTGTCCAGCTCTACAGCGCCGGCTACAGCGACGCCATGGTCCTGAGCATTCTGGCCAACAGCCAGCCGGTCATGGACATCGCCCTGAGCCACCGCAGACACGACGAAGACCGGGCACTGACCTACCTCTGGGTGGAGCACTGCCAGAAGGCCAAGCCCAAGGCCGTCACCAAGGACTCCATACTCGCTGACTTCGACGACCTATCCAACGACCCCGAGGTGGTCAAACAAGCAAAAAAGGCACAGGCCGCCGCTGAGAGTAAAGAAGACAGGTTCAAGCTCGAAACGGCGGCCGAATTCATGGTCCGACGCAAGGCGTCGTGGGTCATTAAGGACGTGCTACCCAACGCCAATGTCGGCGTGTTCTACGGTGCGTCTGGCTCCGGCAAATCTTTCTTCGCGTTTGAGATGATGGCGGCCATCGCCCGCGGCATCGACTGGTGTGGTAAGAAGACCACCAAGAGCCGCGTGTGCTGGGTGGCCGCCGAGGGCCAAGAGGACATGCGCAAGCGCGTGCAGGGCTACTGCCAGCACCACGGCATCACGGCCGCGGAGCTCTCCAACATGTACTTCATCTCCAACGCGCCCAACTTTCTGGAAATCGAAGACGTGCGCGCTGTGGTCAAGCAGATCAAGAAGCAGGGCAAGTTCGACATCGTGATCGTTGATACGTTGGCTCAGGTCATGCCCGGGGGCAACGAGAACTCCGGCGAAGACATGGGCAAGGTGCTCGGCCACTGCAAGGAAATAACCCGGCATACAGGGGCGATGGTTGGCCTAGTCCACCATAGTGGCAAGGACGAGAGCCGTGGCGCCCGTGGGTGGTCTGGCCTGCGCGCTGCCTGCGACTTTGAGTTCGAGATCATCCGGGCTGACGAGGACCGGCTGGCCACTATCACGAAGATGAAGGGCGGCGCGGACGGCGGCGAATTTGGCTTCCAGCTCGACACAATCGTGGTGGGCCTCGACGACGATGGTGACAACGAGACCACTTGCGTGATCCGTTTTACTGATGGCAGTAGGCAGACAATTGTGGCCGCCCAAGGACCCTCTGGCAAGATAAAGAAGGTCATTATGGACACGGCAAACCAGCTCTTGGACGCATCAAACGGACCCCTCACAACGTCTGAATTGACCACCGCAGTCATCTCCCGTTTGCCACATATCCCCGTTCCGGGCAAGCGCGATTTGCGAAAACAACACACAAAAAGGGACTTCAATGAGCTGGTGGCTGACAGATTTTTAGTTGTAAATCCGCAGGGCCACGTCAGTTTGCCCGTGTAAAAAATTACAAACATGCAAAAAACTACTGCACCATTTGCACCAAACACTGCACCAAGAAGTTTGGTGCATGGTGCACATCTGCACCAAATGCACCATAACCCTTTAGGGTATGGTGCATGGTGCAACGGGATTTTGGTGTTAATAGGTAAAAACTAACAGATTCAGGATAACAATAAATTTATTTTACAAAAAAGATGTTGTAAACACCAAAAGCCGTGTACACTTCATCCATCGCAACAACGCGATGACACATACACACAAAGGAAATCAAAATGGCTAAAGCAAAGATGGTGGTGGAGTTGACCGAAGGTTCGGTTGACCGTTTGGGCGTTTTGTTGGCACAGATCGCCGACCTCACAAAAGAAGTCGACGCGATCAAAGACGCGATCAAAGAAGGCGGAGTCAGCATCGAGGGTTCGCTGTTCAAGGCAACCTTGGTCGACGCCGACCGCAAGATCTTCGATAAGGAATTCTTTATCGAAAAGAACGGTGCAGACGTTTACGATGGCTACACCAAAAACACTAACAGCGTGTCGGTACGCGTTAGCTCACGTTAATTCAAAGGAGAAAAACATGTTCCGTTACGCATCCTCTTCCAAGCAGTCCAGCTTCCGTTCACAAACAGCGTTGTCCAACGACCAGATCGCTTT